GCGCGGATTTTGGCGGGGTGGCCAAGCGATTCATGATGGTGCTGAGCGCGGTCCCGCCCATGCTGCCCTGTAGCCCTGCATCACCCAATTTCCCCGCCATGGCGGCCGCCACCTCTAGTTCAATGCCATAGGTTTTCGCCATGGGTGCGGCATATTTCATGGTGTCGCCGAGCATCTGCAGATTGGTGTTGGATCGCGTGAACGTGCCCACCAGGACATCGCCAAGCCTGTCCATCTGATCGGCCGTCATGCCCAGTCCTGACATGATGTTTGAGGCAATGTCGGCGGTCTGCGCCAATTCAGCACCACCGGCCGCTGCGAGGTCGAGCATGCCGGGCATGGCGGCCTTGATAGCTTTAGGGTCGAAACCCGCCATGCCGAGAAACCCCTGCGCATCGGCAGCCTGGCCGGCAGTGAACATTGTCGAACCGCCCAGTCCGCGGGCTTGATCACGCAACGCTTGAAGCTGCGCCGTTTTTTCTGGATCGTTTTTATCCAGTCGAGTGATGGCCTGCACCCGACTCATACTCGCGTCGAACTCCAGGCCAGGCGCAAGAACCCGAGCCCCGCCATATAGCGCGGCACCACCCCCTGTTAATCCGGCAGCACCTTGGGTAGCCAGGGTCTGAGCTGCCTGCTTGTTTCGTTGATAGTTTTGCTGCGCCTTGTTCAACGCCTGCAGCTTGCTTTTCTGCTGGTCCATCGAAGTGTTCAGCAGGTTTTGCTGAGTGCGGAGCTGTCGTACTTTGCTGCTCAAGCCATCGGTGCCGATGCCAGCTTGATCCAGTCTGGTTTTGTATTGCTCGAGTCTGCTTTGGCTGGCGGTGTGCTGGGTATTCAGTTGGCCGAGTTGGGTCTTGGCGGCACGCAGGCGGTCCTGGTAGACCTTGATACTGCTGCTGGATCGTGTAAATGCCTGTTGGCTCGCTTGCAGTTTGATCTGGGCTTTTTCCAGCTCACGCATGAACCCTGCGTTATCGCCTTTACCATTCACCAAGGCTTTGGAGAGTTTGCTGTATTGGGCCTGAGCCGCCTTGAGATTGCCCTTCAGGTTGACGTGTGCCGTCCGCTGTTTATCCAGCAGCTCGGTGTGATCACTGGTTTTGCGGTTCAGCTCGCGAATGGCGCGGCTCTGTTTGACGATCTCAATGTTGGCCAGGCGATAAGCGCTGATGTCGCGTTGCTGTTGGTTGAGTTGCGCCGCCTGGTCACGCGCCGCTTTCAGCGCCTTGGCAGTTGCGGTACTGCCGCCGGCGATACGCTTGAGCGGCCCTGTAGCCTTGTCGATCGCGTTGAGCAGTACCTGCAGTTTTAGATCATTCGCCATCGGCGCAGCTCCGCACCCTGGCGCGCTCGCGCCAGTCCATCAGTTCTTGCAGGCCCAGCTGATCCATGTCCGCCGGCGCCCAGTGAAAAACCACGGCCAGATCGGCCATGGCGTCTTCTACGCAACGAGGGATGCGTCCGTCCTCACCGACCTCTGCAACAAAAAACCGGAAATTTTGCTGCCACAGGCGAGCAGGTCGGCAGGGTCCATGCCGGCGGCTTCCGGGGCCGTGATGCCTGGGCTGGTGATGCGAGGCAGGATCTTGATCAGGGTGGCCACGTCCATGTTCAGAAGGTCGACCAGGTGAATGCCGCGTAGCTCACCGGAAGCGGGTTTGCGCAGGGTCAGGCTGGTGAAAAAGGACTTACCCCGAACAATGGGGGTATCGAGGTTCACGGTGTTGTCCTCGACGGGGGGCAGTGCTTCGACGGTGTCTTCAGGTTTCATGTGCGGCTCCGGGGTTCAGGGTTGGCCGCTCTCGGTTGAGCGCGGCAGAGTCGATCAGATGCCAAGGGCGCTGCGCTGTTTTTCCAGCATGTCGACGCCGTTGACCTTTTCGATGAAGTTCAGCAAGTCGATCTCGATGATTTCTTCGTTATCGACGGTCAGCTTGTAGTAAGTACAGGTGGTGGTGATGGAATGCTCGGTGTCTTCTCCTGGTGCCGCGTCGCCCATCTCGATGGTTTCGTGACGGCCGCGCAGGACGATTTCCACAGTGCTGACTTCACCGGTGTCGTCCTGCTGGAAAGCGCCTGAGAAACGCAGGCCGATGCCGGCGGCGTTGACGGCGCCAAATTGGCGCAGGGAAACCAGGTCCAGGCCGCCGGTTTTCCATTCGAACTGAATGCCGTCGTCGGAGAAGCCCAGGTCAACCTTGGCCGGGCCGTTCATGCCGCCGCCACGATAGCTTTCCATCTTGCGGCCGAGCGGGGGCAGGGTCACCGACTTCACCACGCCGACGTAGCTGTGGGCGTCGTTGAACAGGTTGAGATTTTTCAGTTTGCGGGGCAGGGCCATGGCGGTGTTCTCCGGGGCGCGGGTCAGCTATTGATCTTGCTGGCGAAGTTGATCAGGTAGCGGTCGGTGATGCGCTGCCGCAAGGTCAGGTCTTCCAGCGGTGGCACCGGCGTGTAGTCGTAATCCAGGAACAGCTTGCCGGCCTTGAGGGTGTCTTTGTCGTTGATGTCTTCCGGGTACCAGCAGCTGCCGCCGATCAGGTAGCCCGCGGCAACCAGCTCGCGGAACTTGGCGTTGATGCTTTCGATGATGTCGCGCACCAGGGAGGGATTCATCGGTTTGTCGATCGCCCACATCTGCGCTTCGGCCATGGTGTCGGCGAGGATCTGCGCGGTGCGGGTGTAGTTCTCGAAAGCGAACAGCGGGTCGTCGCTGCAGGTGCGGCTGCCCCAGAAGCGGAAACCGCTCTCATTGATCAGGGTGGTGACTTCGTTGCTGTTGAGGTAATTGGCGTCGGTGGCCGGGTTTTGCAGGTCCCAGAACACGTCAGCGCTGATCCCGGTGACGCCATTGACGGCGACGTTGGACAGGGTTTTGTGCCAGCCCACTTCCTGGTCAATTTTGGCCCTCATACCCAGGGCCCGGGCGACGGCGGAGGCCTTCACGGTGGCGTCGGTAACGGTGTCCCAGTTCTGGAAGTCCGGCCAGATCACCATCACTTCCCGGGCGCCGAAGTTGTCGCGGTAGGTGACGGCTTCTTCCTTGGTTTTACAGTCCCAGGCACTGACGTAATTAAAGGCCCGCAGTTGTTGCCCGATGCTGACCAGGGCGGCGGCCACCGGCAGGCTGTCGAGGCCTGGTACACCGAGAATGCGCGGGACCATTCCGACCCTGGCCTTGGCCGCGAGCAGGGCTTTCATTCCGGTGTACTTGCCGTCGGCGGTGGTGGTGCCGATTAGCGCGCTGGTGGTTTCCGCTTCAGTGGCACCTTCCTTGACGCGCACCACGATGGTGTAGGGCTTGGTCTGGTCGGCGATGGCTTGCAGGCTGACCGCGAGCGTGCCTTTCACACCGGCTTTGCCGACAGCGGTCTGTACGTTGGTCAGCAGCACCGGGGTGTCGAGCGGGAACACGGTGGCATCAGCATCGTCGGCCGTGCAGACCAGGCCGATGACAGCGGTGGGGATGGTGCGAATGGGGCGGGTGCCGTCGTTGAGTTCGAGCACCCGCACGCCGTGTAGATAATCGGCCATGGGGTTTGCCTGTGCTGGGAGTGGAGTGTCAGTGCACAGGCTGACGCGCGCGTGTTGATTGAGCGAGCGCGCGGGGTTGTAGGGTGTGGCGCTACAGGGCGACAGGACGGTAAGCGCGGGTAGACATGAGCCAGTCCGGGGGAATGGGTCGATGATCTATCAAGGGGAATTTCTCGCCCTGGGGCCAATCGCGCAACTGACGCCGGTAGATTTGCAGGTCGCTGTATTGCTTGTCCTTGAGTGAAGTGGCCAGGCCACCTTCCAGTTCATCCCGGTGACGGGCTACCACAGCGTCCGTTTTCGCCAACTGTCCATCGCGCCAATCGCGTTCAATGTCGGCCAGTTGTTCCGATGACGGCGGCGGTCGCTCAATCAAAGACGGCGGTGCCGTATCAAAGTTGATTTTCAGGCTGGCTGACTGACCGCGCATCAGAGCCTTGTGCAGCTCTGGCGTTATTTCGACGGCGTCTTCAGGCAAAGGCCCCAGATCCGGATCATGGAACGAGCCGGTTGTCCTGCTGGAAAATATCATACTCACCCTCTCTCAATACCCGAACGACAGAACGCGGACCGACGATCCACTCGCGGTATAGTTTGATTGCAGGAGCACTGAGCCGAGACCATTGACCTTGGCTGCGACATCGGGCCCCCCGGAGCTTTCATAAATGACGCTGTCAGTCAGGCTCACGTGGCAACCGAAGTGCTCAGTCGGGAAGGCGATCGGCAGGTTGTACGGCACGGATTTGGCCGGCTTGGGAAAGTGCGCGGTCATCCATTGCATGATCAGTCCCGATGGCAGCTTCTGATAGCCATTGGCACCGAATGACGCGCCGAAGGCTCGCGTTTTCCCCATCACCCCGGTACCTGTCAGCACCCAGTTTTTAGTCCCCAAATACAAGCAATCGACATACGAGTCAGGCGGAATAAGTCGGGAAACGTTAGTCCAGCTGCCATCGATGTTCTCCTGCATCTTGTCCGATCCCTGGATGCCGAGAACCAGCGCAGACACTCCCCAGTTCTGAACCCGTATGGTCACGCCAGGGACGAGTTTGTTGGCCGTACTATCGGGCAATGTGAACGAGCTCCCCTCCACACCCGATTAGTGAACCACTCCGCCAATATGGTCAAGACTTCCAGCCAGTGCCCCGGAGAAGTGCGTGAAATTCGAGTACTGGTGACCGCGTTTGTGCATCGCTTTGGCACTGACGATTCGGGCACTGGCGTCGAATCGCGGTATTTCCGGTGCCGTAGGCTCGCCCTGAAATGCGGGTGATTTGATGGGCGCCAGGCCCTGCGTGATGTTCTGGAACGTCAGGGCGGTGGTACCAAGG